ACTCCCACTAGTGTGTAAGTGTACTTCACCCCCATACATTACCTCAGGGTCGTCACGTTCGGCTGTGACAAACCCTTCTTTAACTTTACCTCCACCATTGTGCTCTATATCACCAAGACTATTAGCGAATACGAATTGACCAAAGGGGTGCTCTTCAAGAGCACATAGAGTGCCATCAGGTCTTGGAATTTGTCTGTAACGCTTAAGTTTCATGCTGCATACCTCGTGGGATCTTTAATGATAGTGGCTTTGAAGCCTTCACGGCGACTTCTGCATGTAGGACAGACACCACAATGAAGTTCGCGACCCTCATAGCAACTCCATGTGAGATGCCAAGGAACATTGTAATGATTACCTACGATAATGATATCGGACTTTATCATGTCTTGAAGAGGGGCTTGGAGTTGGATTCGTTTATATGTACCAATGAAGATCGCTTCAGTCATAGCACCTATAAAAGGCACTGAGCAATCTGGATATGCATCATTCTCTGCATCTTCCGCATGTGCACCGTAATAGATAGCAACAGCTTCTGGGTCTGCGCTGGCGATACTGGCTGCAATAGACAGTAGAAGACCATTCCTGAATGGTACATACGTAGGTGAGACACCATGAGGAAGGTCCTCATAGGAAACTTTGGGGATCTCTAGGGATTCGTCTGTGAGCCCTCCGATCCCTAAGAGACCTGAAATATTTTTGGATATGAATCGAAGTCCGAGCTCCATACAGACAAGCTCTGCGTGTCGGATTTCCTTTGCGTGTCTTTGCCCATAGTTGAGGCTGAGCCCAACTATGGAGTTATTGTATTCTGCTTTTGCGAGTGCTAAACATGTGGATGAATCGATCCCTCCTGATGCGAGGACATAAGCTTTAGGCACTTTCTTGCTCCTTTTCTTTTACTAACCTGCGATACCTAATAAGGAGGATATCTGCGGCCTCTCTATCACGCGCGGGGACATTTAAGAGGGCTTCTACAAACTCCTCAGCATAGACTCGATATTGACCTCCGACCTTAATCGTAGTTATGGGGTGCTTACCCTTTTGGCGTTGATAGATCCCTGTGGTGTGTGCATACCCAAGTAGGGGGGCCATGGCTTTAAGTGATATCCAGCCACGAGATGCGAGAAGAGATAGCGTGTTGTCAACCCGACTCTCCCGTTGTCTCGTGGCTGGATAATTCTGCATGGGACTAACCCGTGAAACTATCGTTACCACCCTCGTTGAGGAACAGATCCCGCACGTTGTTGGTCTGACGACCATCGTACATGCGTACGTCCACTTTTACTCGCAACTCTTTGCCGAGCATTGAGTTGATGACATCTACATCCTCGGGGTCGAATGCACTTTTGAAAAGCTCTGATGCAATTCGACCTAACGTACGTTTGGTCATTGGCAATCCCTTACCCGCGAATACGAGGTGCGACCACAACTTCTGGCCTGCATACTCTCCATCAGCCACTTCCATCGTGAGCGTCCACATTGGGTTGCCGCTTGCCTGACTATGTGTGAACTCACAATCGGATATGATTACGGGGTACATCCCTTTTGGGAGTACCTCAAAGTCGCTATCCTCAATCAGATTGAGGTCTACCATGAGACCATCACCTTCTGAGAAATCAACCGGTTCTGCCTTCTTCGTTGTTGCCTTCTTAGCCATTTTGTTGCTCCATTTCGTTACTTGTTACTTCGTTTAGTTGCCTATTGAAGGTTGTATCTGATATGATAGGCAATATCAGAACCTCGTTCGAACTCTGTTCCTAAAGTGTAGGACCTCAGTACCCCACAATCTTGCAGGACCCCGGCACTCCTACTAGATTAAACCTTTTTCTGTTGCAAGCCATTCAGGTAATTCGATCTCGATACAATCCCCTGAGGTGTATTCCTCCTCAGAATAATCGAGGATTTGTGACTTGGGTATCCAAATATGCTTATCGAGTCCTGCATCAACCATCCAAGCCATATTTGTTTCGACTTGGAGAATCACAGTTATCCAGGCTGTATTACCTTTTGGGCTCATTTTAATGTTGTTCCGTCTTTGTTTAAGAGCCCCACCTCTTGGAGGATACTACCAATTGTAGGGTCAGTAAAGTGCTCCCCTTTATATGCTTGGTAACGATGCTTGGCATCATAACGTCCTGTACCACTAGGCATTACGTACAAACGACGTTGTATATCGTCCCCTGATTTACCCATTGCGTAGTAGCCAACCATATCCATAAAGCCTTGGACTTTCTTTGCAAGTTGTCCAGTCATATCAGGAACGTACTTGAATTTCTTTGTCTCGTCCTGTGTATACTTCTCGCCACAGGTAAAGATTACATTCATTGGTAGATCACGGAATGCTCGTACTACTCGAAGGATCATCGTATTGTTCTTTTTATACTCTGCCCACTCTGCAGATTGTGTTTCTTCGTCAAGGCGGGTGGAATCAGTGATTCCAAGGAGTTGGTTGAAACAATATGCCTCTAATTCAGAGAGGCTATCAAGGATAACTGTTCTATATTGTCTTGGCTCTTTAATATCATCTGGATCAACGCCCCTGAGGTGCGCTTCCATCGCGATGAGCTGCTCAATATTTTCTTCATCCCGTGCGTTACAGTGTTGCTTCAAGAACTCGTTGATCTGACCTAAGCGGCGAAAGTCCTTGACTGTAATTGTATCTAGCCTCTCCATATGGTCAACTGATAAGTCCCCCGACTCTGCATTGATGATGATGACATCGCACATTGAAGGGACTGTGAGTGCACTACACGCAAGAGTAGTTTTACCTACACCATAAGTCCCATAAATGAGGGCCTTTAAGTAGCGTTCACGCCTTTGCACTGTTTCGATTCGAAACAGTGGGGCCTTAACAGCCATTTTTGGTTTGTTACCTGTCACGCCAAGATTAGATGTTTTCGCCATCTGCCTGATTCCTCTGTACGTTGAATTGTTAGTTCATCTAATTGAAATTCCCAATCATCGTCGCGATCCATCATGAGACATACATCACGGAGGCCGCAATCCCATGAGCAATCACGTGTTGGATTGGGGTATAGGGGTAAGTTTGGGTTGCACATATCCTCAATTTCCATCAGGATTTTCGTGCCTTCCGCACGTTGCTGTAACTCAGTACGGCGCGTCTTAGTTCTTTTGATGAAGTCATCACGGTCTGCGCTCTCTCGTGAAGCAAGCTCATTGAGGCACCTAATGTTTGCAGTAGGAGCCCTACTCGCTTCGCCATAGAGATCAATAAGGGCTTCTCTATATAGGCCGTGGGTTGTTGTTTGATTTTTGGCTGAGCTAATTTTGCCTGTGGAGAGGATTCTTGGGGGTGTTGGGAGGGTTTTCTTGAACTCATTAAGTATGCCTCCAGCAATAGGGAATTCAAACATTGATTGAGCCGCCCAGATGTATGCAGACATCTGTTGATCGAATGCTAAGTCCCCTTGGCCAAAACTCTTGTAAAATTTCCAATCCAGAATCCAGTACTCCCTCTCGAGTTTAACAAGCCTATCCAATGTGAATTGGTATACTACTTTATCAAAGCCGGGGGGTGGTTCTACAGGTAGGGGGATGTGACAAGTGATCTCAACTTGTGGCTCTCCTTTTATCCAGACTGTTTCGTAGTCCTCTCTGTTAGAGAGCCACATAAGGTAGTTGTCGAGGATTCCCTCACAGAGGGTGGATTGCTCTTCCCAATCATCGGGAAGCCCATATCCTTCCTTTCTTTCAACCTGTTTGCACGCCCTAACGTAAGCCCTGAAGGCCTCGACTGGATGTCCAAAATGATTGTGTCCATAGTAATCCTCTAATGCGAAGTGTCCCCCAGTGCCAATCCAGAAGTAGGAGGGATTATCTTTTGTACCACGATTTTGTCGAAGAGGACTACCCCAACCCCATTTACGACGACATCTCTTGAAGGTTCCGCGATCACTTGTACGCACCACGGCAATACGTTCAGCCACAACTATCCCACCATGTAATACTAAATAATACTAATCTAATATATATATTATATAGGAACTTTTAATGAGAATCAAGTGGGGTCCCAAAAACATTTTCAGGAGCACTCCAGGCAGTAATTAGTTGTGTATTACGTTTAAGGGTATTTGAGCGTTCCTCTCTTCGAGTAAGCTTAACTGTGTTGTTACGTCTTTGTTGTTGCGTCCTATCTCCTGTACATGTTGCACACATCCACTCGAGTGTACGTGCTCTATGCCACCCGTGCTCTCGCGCGTGCTTGGGATTACTGTAGATTGGTATTGTCTCATTAGGATCAGCTACGCACTCCTCTCCCACACACTCATGGAATGTGTCTGTCCCATAATGCCTGATTATCATACAGTCTTTCATGACTTTTCCTCTAACATTTTTAGGTGTTCGAGACGCTTTAGGATATTTATAAGCAACGCAAATATGTCTGCACCACATGGCTGCCATTCTGGCGGCATCTCTTCCTCAAGTTCTTTAAAATCGCAGCATAAGAGTAACTCAAGGTATTTTTGATTCCGTTTAACGATATTTGCTGTTATCTGAGCTAGTGCATCTTCGCCTTTCTCATTGAGTATTTCTTTAACATTCATGATTTGTGTCCTTTGAGTGCATCAATGATTGCTTGTGGGCGTCTAAGGATCTTGCGTACGTTGCTCATGTCTTCATTTAGGTTCATAAGCATATCTTCATCTACAGTCCCTATATATCGAATGTAATTCCATGTCACAAACTCAGCTTCGCTTATTACACGTTGTGTGCGCCCCTCAGCCTGTTCATTCTGATTAAGGGAGTAATCATATCCAAGGAAGTAACTTGTATTACATGTCTCCAAGTCGAATGACTCCGCATACGAGATTGTACATACCAAGACACTCCGAGTGTTCTTGAAGTATGCGATCTTAGCATTTTGTTCTTCTGATGTAATGCCTCCACGAATCATATTGGCATTATATCCTTCATCTCGAAGGGCATCACGAATATGTTCACATGCAAGTCTGAATGGTACGAATATAACCATATGAGGGGTCAGTTCAAGTGCTTCAAGGATTACTTGGAATCCTCCACCCATACCTAATGCGGGATCCAATATGCGGGGGCAACATAATAACTGACGCAATCGTATAAGCTGTGACAACACAGTCTGTGCTATGATGAGTTGGCCACTCTCCGACATGTGTATCATATCATCCGCAACATCATTGTATGCATGCTCTTGTGATGGAGTCATCATTGCGTCTATGAATTGTCTTCTGCCTTCTGGGACTTCTCCTGCAACCACCTCTTTTGGTATGTACGCAATGTACCTATCCATTACTTTTTGAAGTGCCTTGACATTCTTGACACCGCCTACATGTTTACCAAAGTGACCATCAGACACAAAGCAAAAGGTATTGACAAAGCGCCAATAACTTGTGAAAGTGGTAGGCGCGATAATCTGGAAAGCTGTAAACATACTGGCTGGGTTCTTGCTAACAAGAGATCCCGATGCAAGGATTACAACATCTAGATGGCGTGTCATAGATTTAAAGGCTTTGAAGGATTGACTTTTACGGCGACGCATAAACTTGTGGTATTCGTCCGCTATAATGGCTGCCCATTGAACCTTTCGGATCGCGTTAATGTCTCGAAGGAACACACTTGAGTTTGTAATGTAAATCCCACCTGTACCCGAATTAATTGATGCACCAAACCATAGGTTCATTCTATATTCTTTGGACCCACGAACGACATACATAGCCTCACGCAATGAAATGTTGTTGCTCCATTCAGGAATTTGTCTAAGCCATGTAGGAATTGCTGGGCCACTGCACAGGATGAGAACGGGCCCTTTAGGTAGATATACAGTACCATCTGACACTCTTTGCATTACACCCAATTGTAATAGGGCATCAATGATGGGGCGCGTTTTACCTGCTCCTGGTGGCGCAATTACCGCTGTACGTCCGCGGGAGACTATTTTCTCACGCGCATATGCTTGGTATACAAACTCCTCAGGGAGATTATCCTGATCCATGCCCTTCAATCTCGCTAACTAACTCCTGTGCTGCCTGTAGATAACACGAAGTACATACCGGTTCATCATTTACGTGTATAGAGTCTTCCTCACAATTGCCTGTAGGTTCGTTACAGATAGAGCATGTTTGGCGTGTTCCGGGGTAGTGAGATGCATTCCACTTTTCATGAGCGCACTGATTCATTGCATGACGCCTTCCTCCAGGCCACGTATTCACAATCTTATCCTGTTCCATGCCCTTCAATTCCACTAGTCTTTGGACTCGTAGTGCAACTTGTTCGATTTCCGGAGATTGCAAATAAGGTGTGTGAGCTGGATGTTCGTCCACACGTGTGTCCCTCCACGTGACAATGGCTTTCTATGATCCATTGATGCTCGTCGGGGCTGTACCCAATTTCCACATAAGGCACACAGTCCGTGAGCAACTTTAAATACCTTAGTAAGTGTGATCGTATCATCGCACTCCACTCCAAGAGTTCTGGCTCTGTGGCGCTGCCGAAAACTAATCTTGCTCTTCCTGTCGCGCTTACGAACGCTCTCGAGAGCCCGATTGACCTTGCAGCAGTGTTTACAGTATCGATTAAGTCCATCTCCGTCTTTTGCGACATAGAATTCTCCTATAGGTTTTGTATTGCCACAACCTACACACTTCTTCATTTCCCATCCTCAGGTAGTGGTGGGCCTGTTACTTCTGCTTGTTGCTTCGCTTTTAGGAGGGCGTAGTTATTATTCATATTAGTTATCTGTCTACGAGTCAACTCTTCATAGCGTATGTCGTAGTGCTTAGCTATCTTCTTATTCCTTTTGATAGCAGCTTCCTTTCGTTGCGTCGGGGTGCCTCTTCGCTTTGCCTCACCCATCATTGTAACCACTTAAGTGCTTATGATCAAACCACTTATTCTCTACAATATGGCCAATACTAAGTATCGCACTATTTGTACGCACTACGCGGCAATATGTATTAGGCAGGTCTTCCCAGTATCGCACACCAACAGTCTTTAAAATACCGCGCAGGAGATCAATACCAAAACCAAGACCAACTCTGTGTGACTGCTTAGTTGAAAATATGTCAAGTGGTATGCCTCCATACCCTTGACCACTTCCTTCAAACTCCATGTGCAAGAAGAATGTGAAGTGCCCTCTCATTATACCTAATTGGGTAGACTTGATGAGAGCATTATGTGTATACGTTTCTTCAGCCACTACTTCAGCCTTTTCTTGGTTGCAGCCTTCATCATTTCATTAGCGGATTTGACTCCAGGAGGTAATTCAATATATTTACCTCCATGGAATATGACAGCTTTTGCGCACCACCAGATACATTTCCCTACGTCTTGTACGTAGCTCGAGTCTGTTTTATGCCCCGCGCGTAATAGATACTTAATGGCTTGCGAGAGGTGCATATCTTGAGGAAAATGCGCCTCCATCAAGTCAGCCACTTGGATTATGTGGCCATCGACTTTGATCTCGTAGTGCTTAGGATTGATTTTACTATTCATACGTCTCTCCTGCTTATGTTTGGGATTGATACAATGCTGACATAGAGCTCCATTACTAAGATTGAACAACCCTCCACTGTACTTAGGCATAGTGTCTTCAGGAGGAAACTCATTTGTCTTAAGCCTCTTACAGTTTGTTTTGTGGTAACCTAACTTACGTATATGCCACACACCTAAAGGTGTAAGTCTCACGAACTCTTCTGTACTCACCCCACGGTTACTCCTTTGATTGCAGAGGCTTAATGGGCCGCCCAATGACAGACACCTGTAGACTGATTGTTACAAGCTCTAAGTCTTCCAAAAAGCGCCCAACAACATGTTTTGTTTCTAACCATGTATCATAGTCATCGGCTCCCGCAAAACCACCAAAATTTGTGTGGGAGCTTGTGATCCCTCTGGCCCACCAACGTGCTGCACCAATAGCGTCTTGTGGTCGTACGAACAGTCTAGGTGTAACACCGAGTTTCATACGTGTGGCCCCTCCAGCGCCTTTAGGGTGTGGTGGGAGATAAAGTCCCGATGTTTTATGTCGTACGGCATAGTGTTCTATCGTGGATGTAGTACGCCCTTGAAGTTTTTCGCATATCTTGCATAGTGGTAGACCTTTAGGTACCTCTTGTGAGGTTTCTTCATCAAAGATGTATGTGCTGCATAGAGAGTATATATTATCTCGCATAATGTGGTATACTGTATTACCAACACCAAATGGTGGATCGCCAAACTTCATCCTACGGTTACTCCTTTTTGTTGTTTCCTGTCTACTGCCCCAAATATGAGGAAATAACACCCATGACGAATAGCGTCACGAGTGTGTTTCTGTCCCGGTTTGTAGAAGCCCCATTCTCTGAGTTTTTTGTCTGTGCAGAACTTCTTGGCTACGCTAGCGGGTTGCTTATAGACGTCGGGAATATATTCAGTTACACAGAACGTTTCGATGACGCCTATAACTCTTGTCGTAAGCATTTCACTGCCTACGTGGTGCTTCTGGCGCCATCTGTATACTCTATAGTCCTCAATAACAACTATGTCTGGGGCACAATTGTTAAAGAGGTCTCTAATTGATTCAACGGCTATCTCAATGGGTTCTGTTACCAATTCACCTGAGTCATGAAGTCTGAATCCTTCAAACAACGCCCACCCAGTTGTGTGTCCTGGATCAAAACATAATGTCATGTCATTAGTATGAATGGCAGACATTCCTTTCTGTTTGCGGCACTTAGTGGCTAGTTCTGCAAAATCCACGTCTTATTCCTCTAGGTAAAGTGAAGGGAGGCTCAGGGGAGCGAACCTCCCTTCATCAAAACGTGCGGCACAATGCACGTTCTGATATTGACGCTACTTCTTAGCTGCGGCGGCCTTTTCTTTCTCTTCCTTGGCAGCCTTTTCCTTGGCAGCCTTCGCAGCTGCTCTTACCTTAGCAGCTGCACGAGATGCGATTCGAGGATCAACATCCGTCTTGGTGGCAGCAAACACGATCTGATACTGAATTGCTTCACCTTCACGGCCAGCTTCCTTCAGCATGTCATTAATCGCGTTCTTGATCTGGGAACGTGTCTGACACTTGTCAGTATGTTCACCCTTCTTGTTGAAGTAAGCATTACGAATGAACTCAATTCGCTTCTCACCGTTGGGGAGAATTACTATACGTCCTTGACCTTCTTTCTTATCGGCGTTTTCGCCCATAACATACTCCTTTTGCCTATTTGGCGTTCGGTTTGGTTAAAGAAACGCTGTTTCTCCAGCGTATATATATTATATATTAGTTCTATGAAGAAATCAAGGGTCTAATCTCAGATTTTACCTACATACTAGAGGGTGCCACTCTCGTCGTAGGCTTCCATCTTCTGTTCCCATGCATCCATAGTCGCTTCATCCGCTGCATGTAGCAGGTTGCGTATCATGCAAATCAGTTCTACATTCGAGAGGTCTTGTGCTTCATTACTTAATCCTGGAGTGTATACAACCTCTTCACCATTGGCATCAACAACCTGCTTACATCCATAGTTATCATCTTTAATAGTCCATGGCGCAGGACTTGCACCACTTAATAATTCACGTATATCATTATTCATTTCCTTTGTACTCCTAGAATCTTTTCTGTAGCGTCGCGAGTCGCAAGGACACAGCGCTCGCAAAACGTATCCATATCTATAAGGGGATTTTCATTGTATTTCTCTTCATAGTTATGTAACCATTCAAGCATAAGGCTTTGTACTTGGTTTGCTACATCTTCTACTGTTTTTGTTAATATTGCCTCTGCTTGGTGGTGTACAAGTCTTGTGCATAATAACATTGCGCCTACAATGTGGGTGAAGATATCCGTAACATCTTTAGCTATGGAGTCTCCTATAGTCCTTTTTATCTTGGGTTGCATCTCTCCTCCTACTGTACGCTGTACATCGTTCTATTACCTGAACTGCCATTCTCAAACATGTTGAGAGCCTTCTGTAATGTACCTCGATGGGACTTGAGGTACTTACCTAAACGCCATCCATTTGTTAAGGTAGCATTCTTACTATATACGTCATGTTCCTCAGCCCATGCACCAACGTCTTTTACACTAAAGCGTTGCATTACATATTTATCACCATGTTTTTTCTTATGACTCACTATGAACTCCTCGAGCCCAGCAATTGTCCAATCTGCCTCAGTCATCTTAGTGGCTGTTTGTCTCGCGAGGGCTGCAGGGATCCAATCCTTCTCTATTCCTATAACATCAGCCATTAACATTAAGGCCTGCTCGTAATGGGCGAGCCTATGCCCAGCTCTGTAGTTCGAGTCCCATCGCTTCTTGTGTATGGCTAAATGAAGGAATTTATGGATGATGGCAAGTTGATGCGCTACCCAACCAATTCTACCTTTACCATGCGTAATTTGGTGGGCAACCCAATTTGCGTCGTGCCCCTCTTGGATAACGTCAAGCTCGAAAATTGCGGCTCGTTGTAATAGATCCAAAGTAAAGAAGGGCTGCTCGAGGGACGTAAGAGCAAATGTTGTAGTAACGGGCAATGATACAATGTCGGCATTGGTGTAGAGTTTTCGTAGCTCGATTCGGGGATCCGGCTCCGTAGTAAGTCTACACAACTCATCGGAGAGTCGCTGTTGATAATCCTTCGAGCTTCCTGTAAAGTGAACGTTGTCGAGTACATATAAACCACCATGAGACGTAACTCCTGCATACCAATCCTTTATGTCATTTGTCATATTAGAGAGGCGTGGGACACCTGTGATTATGGTCTGCCTAAGTTGATACAGCGAGCTTTTACCCGATCCAGGCTCACCTATTGTGAGCTCTACAGGTAGTTGTAATCCTTTCCATCTAAGGAACCACGGTGAAAGATAGTACAATAATATCGCAAGATTGCGCCCCTCTGTTAGCAATTGCGCTTGTGGCACAGTGTTGTTAGGGTTCATTGGACTTGATGGCGTGAAGTTGAAGTCACCAAGTACCTTTTTCCACAGAAAGTCGGAGGAGTCTAGAGCATGTGACAGCTCTGCCTCTATAGCGGTGTGTGATATATGCTGCACGTGGCCTTGCTCGAAGAGTACACCATGTTCGCCATTCTCACATATAATATATGGCTCTGAGGGGTTTGGTGTGAGAATTACGAAGTGAGAGTCGCTGAGCTGATATGCTATACAGTTAGTCAGGTTAGTGGGCTTTGCAAGGACTCTATGTGTGATCGCATCCTCTGCGCCAGGTTCTCCATGAAATTGTGCCGCAAGCCAACCTACAACACGCGTATCGATTCCTGAGAGATTGAACTCCCTGTAGAGGTATGCACCAAATAATGTGTCATGGAGCATTATGCGTTGTGAGCCAATATGGACATCCATTAAGGTGTGTGTTTGTTCATTAAAGAAGAACATATCTCCTGTCGCGGTGTTTCTCAACCTCCTACCCCGACACTCCAGCTCCATGAGGATGGCTAAGGATATATCTTGCACTTCCTTGCGTGAGAGGCGCACTTTTTGCATTCTACTAGCAACAAAGGTCTTAGGATTAGGGTGACGAGGAAATGCAATCCTACGAGCTCTGCATGTACGTATAATAGATGCGAAGGTCTTCTTGCCTTTTCGTACGAGGTAGTCGTCTAATCCAATCTTATCACCCTTCTTCGATGGCGGTAGGATTAGCTGACGAATAGATGAGATTGGTATCCCTCTATAACGTAACTCGTATCCGAATTGTGCTGCAGCCCTTTGTACTTGAGGTTTAATCCCTCCCTTATCCGAGTCGAAGATGATGATTGCTTCCATATTCCGAGCAGTTAGGTAATCTATGAGATCAGACAGGCCAATCGCCATCACACCCGTGTCCTGCATAACTAGAGCATTGGTGTCTCCAGGAGGTAATTTTATCTGGATTGCATTTTGCCTTTTGAGTGGCTTGAGTGTAGATGCTTCAGGAACCATAAGGCGCCGATTTCGCCAACTATCTACGCCGGCCAATGCAACACATGGGAATCCTTCTTTCACAGCAGCAGCAGCCTTTTTCTCGCCCTCTGTAATAATGATAAAGTTATGTTGGCTTTCCAATAACTTTGCCAGATTGGGTGGGAAGTAGATGTGATTAGGCTTATCCTTCATTCCACGATATTTAGGGCCGCCCATGAGCTCAAGGATCTTAACGCGATAATATGGCAACATCTCACCATTTATATCGAAATATGGGATCACATAGCCATCAGGAATACGTACAGTTGATGCTCCTGTGGAGGTGAGTTCAACTGCTGTTAATTGTCTTGCCGCAATATCTCTTGGACTCAATCCAGAGAATTGTAGGTCTTCAATGGCACTTTTTGATAATCCCACCCTTTGATGGGCATTACTCACTAATAGTCACCTTTGTACCTTTAAGATACAACTTTGTATATGCATTGTAACGCCCAGCGGGTGTTTTCAGCGACTCTTGATCCTCAATGATAAGGCCTTCCTCAATGAGCCCATTCAAGACTGGCCTCCACTCAATAGACCTCAAAGGTGGACCAAGACCCCCTTGAAGCATTGTTGGTGAAATAATGGGATAGATCCTGAGGAGATGTAAGATTTTGGCTTGTATCTCCTCCACAGTTAGATTACTCTGAGTTGTCTGGTTTTCAGTATTCATGTTATTACCCTTCAAATGGTGGAGTAGTCCAATCTATTCAGCAAACCCTGCTGGCGAGGGTTGTGACACAGCAGCACTTCCATGTTAATGCTACTGATTGCTTATTTAGGAACTTAATCCCTACTCCATGATCATTTGCACCTGTGTAGTTGATTATGTTCTATTATATCATAGAACTATAGGAATAATCAACAACTTTCTTTCAATCCTGCACTTGACGGAATCCGCCCGGCTCGAACTCGCGTTGCCTGTTGACACGATAGATACCAGGATCCAACTGCATTGGAGCATGTGTATCGAAGTCACGTAGGTGGCGCAGGTTCGTTGTACGTACTACTTGCAGGAATGAGACAAAGGGCTCATTTGCTGCCATGAACAGGTTGACATCAGCACTATCAACAACGTGATGATGGCCTGTTTCACTATGAGTCACGATGTGGACATCACCTTCAGGATCTACCTGTGTGAAGCCCTTGGCGATGGTGTCGACTTTAGTCAACAACACATCGCCTTGCGCTGCTTGTTCGCAGAACTTCTTTGTCTGTGTATTCATGTTCTTACCTCTGGGTCATAATCGTTCGCGGCTATACCATACGTCCAAGCATTAGCCTCTCGTGCTGTGCGCATGCCGGGTGGTACAGGAATCGCGAACGTTCTTCCTGTACCACATTCAACTCTTAAGAATAAGTCGTCTCCGCTCCTCCATTGATTGGTGAGTCCTGGAATATCTACTCGTAATAGTGTTCCAATCTGAGGATTCGCGTCCTTATCTACAGTGATCGCATCAAGTTGGCGTAGGATGTTGTCCCATCCTACGATCTCGCATGCAACCCGACGCTTCTCAATATTTGTTTGTCCTAGTGCACGTGTAGCAGTTAATGTTTTACCATCCATCCATGTACGAGGGATCTGAATACCATGCCATGCATGTACATCCCATCCATCCTGATATAGGATTGCAGGTCCATGATCACAATGTAATCGACCCTGATCATCAAATCTCATATGTTTGGGTCGATTAGTTACAATGCATAGATCATCATATGCTGCGTACCAACCACATTGCTGTCTTAGTTTTATTTGTGCCCACACTGGTTGTAGATCATTGGTTTTGGCTCCGTAACTATCGGTAAGTACAAACTCGCCAAGGGCCGCCCAATGAACATCACTCACGTTGTACATTGCGGTAAGGATGACATTTAGTGCTTTGTCCCAATGACCAAGTAGCTTAGTCTCTTCAAAGAGTTCATGGACGACTCGCACTGTGTTAACGTGCCTTTCAGCCCAACTAGTAGTATTGACTCCCCAGCTTCGAAATGTTCGACCCCATAATGCATCACGTGCGTCACCTCTTCGAGCTATCCGACGAACAACTGAACGCATGTTTGGAAGATCTACATGTTTAACACTTCTACCCATAGCTGCATCAATGCTAACACGTAAAGCATTCCAAACGGTTCCAGATGCATTACGTGTTTCAGGCCCTGCTATGTTACCAGTAAATAGTTTCTTCCATGTCTTCAATTGTAATGGTCCCGCAAAGAGGCCTGCTGCAATTGTAGTAGCCAGTGGTGACTGACATAATACGATGCGTCTCGGTGGGGGCAGATCTCCCTCACAATACATTTCTACTACCAATTGACGTACGACCTGCATATTTACAGGTTCGCAAGAGACAACCAATTGAGCATATCGATCATGCTCCCTCTGTATGTCATATGTAGGCATTGATTGTGTATTGTTTGTATTCATATATTATATTATATAGAACCTTAGATGTGCAAATCAAGAGTCGACCCTATAATTATTTTACCAATCCTCATCGGGGACTCTTTCCTTAATATCTACTACACCCCATTTATCCATTGTTCCTCGTACAAATATCTTCACTATACCTCTAGGGAATAGTGCTTCAATTTCTGGAGTCACAGGAAGTTGCCCTACGCTGCTTCGATCCTCATTATAAATGAGACATTCGGGCACAGCAATGCTCGTAAAGAGAGGTAATTGTAGTTTCCAGGTCTCCAATGTTGGTTCTCCTTGCAATTGTTGTTCATGGTGATATTACCTTTGATGGCACACCTTTAGAGCATTTAGGGCAAGAAATTGTTCCATTGTGGTGGAATCTCCACCCTTTAGCGCGTGCTTGTCTCTTACAGGAAAGCAAGTTTGGGCCAGTAAATTCATGTGGGAACTCAAGCTGCACGTGTAACTCATTAATATGGTCACAATAAAAACGTGCTGAATAATCACTAATAAAACCCATGTTAATCCTCTCTGAAGCCTTTGAATACAGGAAATCGTGGTAATGTCTGCATCCCGTGCTTCTGGTACTTAAAGGTCACTCTACGTCCAATATCTGGAGCATCTTCTAGTGGTACTGATCGTCCTGGGAATACGTTTCTGTCCCAGATTTCTTTTCTGGTAGTTGCATCGAATCCTGTTCCAACTCGGAGTTCTCCCCATTCTGTTTCAAGAATGAGTGCACCAAGAGTTCCCCCAGCAATCTTCCCTTTGATGTGAGAGCTCCTTTTGGAAAGACCAAGTAACGATACTTCTTTTGGGTTCTCATTGTGATATAACTCCTCGAAGCCTATAACGATTCCTTCAGCGTCATGCCATCGTTTGTATTTGAGCATCCACCCCTGATTGAGTGTGGATTTCCCATTCTTATACGGTCCGCCCATAGAACGTAGCACAACGCCCTCAAATCCTTCCTTAACACACGTGTTATGGTAATCTAGAAACTCCTCAAAGGACCCAAGTAAGGTATGGGTCAGCATCTTTATGTGCGAATTGTTGATTGCTTTCACACGTATTTCCGTTTGTGTATATCTTGAGGAGAATTCCCAATCAGGACGCTCGAAACAGTCGAATGTGGCGAATCGGAAGTTTGGTTCACCTTCACGTGTCATTATGAGGCTCTGTGTTCGATTGAATAAGGCTGTTCCATCCTTATCGATTGCGTATACCTCTCCATCTAAGTCAGACTTACCGCATAGGAGCTCTAACTTCATGCGCACGTAATGATTGGGTAGTGGTTTGAAGCTTTGTGTTACTGGGCCAAGAGATGGATGCATTAAGAGACGTATCCCATCGATCTTAGGGCTCGCCCAAGTGGGCCACACAACTTTATCGAATGTCTCAATCTCGACTGTGGATGCCTTCATTGGTCGCGTGATTATGTCCACAATGACAACTTCCTCTCTTCATTCGCAATGGTTCTTCGTGCGTTTCGTATAGCTCTTACCTCAAGCATATCATGCCCCAGATAAGAATGGAGCCCCTCAGTATAGCCATAACGGAATGCATTGCGCACAATACGATCGAGTGTGTCACCACTGATGATCTGTGTGTGTAGCTTTTTGCTAATATCGCTCATGGTAAGAACTCCGTGCAATCATTCTGTAGGCGTTTTGCGCGTGCTTCCCAATTATGTTCACTGAGGTCTCTCGTTACCTTAGCGATTCCTGCATTGTCTCTTTCGCATGCCTCGTGCGAAGGATATTTAGGTGGTTCTTCCGTCATGATCTCGATTAGCCTGAGTGCGTATTCAATATCTATGACTGCATTATCTATTGCTGCTTCCATATCCAATCTGTGGGATTCAGCCATTGGATCTGATTCTCCAGGCCATCGAATACCACTGATTGTATGATCATCCTCAATGATGCGCACATCTGTCGTTTGTGCATTTGCTATGCTGACGCAGCCACGTAGTCCAGCCATTAGGACAATAAATAGCATTAGTGCGATACTACCACCAATAACAAAACCGAGGAATAGATCCCAAAGCAGTTTCATTCCGTCACCCTTGTGAGCCGTGCTTCAACGTACTCTGTATCTGGATTGAGGTGTTCTTCAACCCAATCTTCACCCATCTCTTCAAGGATCAGATCCTTATTGAGATTTCCTGCGCGACTTCGATCATTCAGCTCGAATCGAAAGTTGGTCCCAATGAATTCAGTTTCCCCTTCTGGTAGACGTGCCTTACATGCCTCCTTCATGTAGCCTCCTACCTTCTCCCCAAGCTTCTCCATTACCTTAAGATCACCCCATAAATCAGCCATTTCGTCCAGACTCATATCCTTAAGGTTAATCCTTTCTTCCCAATTATCAGGTGTTAAACCTGCTGTAATTGGCGATACATATTTACGTCCCATTATTGTCTCCTTAATCGTGGAATAGTGTCATCACAGTATTGTGATGGATGCCATATCTGGTAATCAACGATGCAAAGTCCTCTTCATTGTACGCCATTGACTCGTTACATGCAGCTCGTTGCATGTTTGCGGCCGTCATAGAAGCAACATGTGTTAATACACAAGCTACTTGTGCTTGAACATATGCGGCTTTTTGTTCAGGTGTCATCTTTCCGCCTGCGCTTCTGTTGTGCACTAAACATTATTTGTGCTCCTTGATGAATTGTACCTTTGTTGCTTGGCCTACGCCTTTGAGTCTGTAGATAGCCTTGGTAGGCTCGCCAATGCTCTGATAATGCAACGCAATGCGGATATGTTTATGTTCTAATTGAGGGAATTTCTGTCGCCTGAAACCTTGACAATCACACCACAACTGCACTGTTGTGTCGTCACCCTCTAACTTGACTGTTACGTGATAGGCGTCTACTTCATGATCGAGCACCTGCTTACTGATACGATAGACACCCTTAACTTTGCCAAAGGCTTTCTCGATCACATATAGTGTCAACTCTCGCCGATCACGTTCGCGTTCCGCTTTATTCATCTACATCTAAGAGCCTGTATCCACGAGTTGATCCACTTATAAGCACTTCTAATCCGAGGTGTTTAGTATGGTAATTCAAGAGGTGCGCAATCTTGTTAGATTGCGCAATATTTGCATCTTCCTTATAGGTTAGCTTGCCCCATGTAGCTACGTCTTTTGCAGTGAATATGAAAGTGGGTTGTGACTCCTTCACAATTGAAACGAATAGCCCTATCTGTTGAAGCAATTCATCTTCATTTGTGAACGACTTAGGGCGAGCCATTGCGAGCAGGGTGGCAAACGCCTCTCTGCCGTCATGTATGGTATCTGGTGGTGCTTTAACTTTGATCAAGCCTTTGGCACCGCGCCATGCTCCAGCGAATCGATGTTTGCCCCCGAGTCTGATGCCTAAAAGTTTGGCGTTGTATATTGCCACGTCCGCACTCTCGACCTCGAGGAGCTGCGGATATTGTTTGAAAAGGTCGTCGTAGTTTATATCTGCATTATTATTAGAGGTGGAGAGGGCTAATTTGGTTCCGGCCTCAATCACTTCTTGTGCATGGGTGGTGGCAGATTTTAACGTCGTGCAGTGTCTAATAAATTTCTGCGCCACCCTTTGAGGTTTGTCATATCGACTATATGATATGCCTGTTGTATAGTCATTACTATATGGAATGAAAGCACTGCGTACGATCTTAGGTACAGATCCAATCATGGATCTTGGTATAGGAATGTATACACGTGACTTGAGATCCTCAGGATCTATGGCTTGCAAATCCTGTGTGATGTACTTGATAAAGGCTTTTGGCAGTGCACCCACTATAAGATCGTACTTTTTGAGCAGGTGCGAGATAGGCGCCGCATTTTTATGCAGCTGTGAGTTAATCTTACCCCACCAAATATGTGGAATGAACTTCTCACCAGTTACATGTTGGTGTGCGTTGAAATCAGCCTTCTTGTCGGATGTGAAATCATATGGCACGATTTTGTCCGTATGCTTTGTAAGTCCGACTCCACCAGTAACGATATAGATGTTCTCGTGCCCAATATCTTGGGCAATCTCAGTGATCGGAGTAAACGAGACCCCTGCATATAATTCACCCGGCGACTTAAGTATATCTTTGTGTGATGCTTCAAGTCTTATCGCGTCAACCCACCAACTACAAAGCTCGTTCATTGTTGTAAAGACGGGTGTGTCCT